GCATCGTGTCGATCTGCACCGGCTCGGCGTTCAGACGGTAGGTGGACAACGTCGCGGCGTCGGTCTTGGTGGTGGTCAGCCACTCCTCGGTAAAGAGCGCCTTGTGCACCTCGGGCAGGTTGGCCAGCGTGCCGGCGTCCTGAACCGTCCAGTTCTTAGCGAAGCCCAGCTTCACGGCACCGACGACGTCGGTGCGGCCGGTGGGCTGCAGGGTGCCGTCGAGCATGTGCTCCGGCCGGATCGCCACCGGCGTACCGGTACCGGGGAGAGCCACCTGGATCAGTCGCATCAGGCCCAGGCGCGACATCACCAGCTGCGCGCCGAGGCTGCCCAGCAGCATCTGGCACGCGGCCAGCACGTTGAGCCGGTCGGTGGAGTACAGCCCCATCGGCTGCGGATGCGCCACGTCGAAGGCGCCGATGTTCGCCAGGTCGAGATCCGCATCGGCGAAGCGGTCGGCAGCCTTGCCATACCGCGTCACCAGGCGCCTGCACATCGTGGCCGCGGTGTCGCAGTAGCCGCCGGTGTTGTCGCCCTTGACGGACAGCGTCACGGCGCCGGCCGGAGTCGATTCCAGCGTCACGGTGCCGGCGGTCGGGTTCGACGTCATCGCCACCGGTGCGCCGTTGTCGCGCCCCTCGTTGGCGATGACGCCCTCCGCGGACGCGCAGTGGTAGCCATAGGTCAGCAGCGCTGGGTTGACCGGCAGCGGCGTGATGTTCGACACCTGGCCGATCGCGAACGGCAGCAGCGAATCCTTCTGCTCGGTCTCGCCGCCCAGTTTCACCTCGGTGATCGCGGTGTTCAGGCGCTGCAGCTTGTCGCGCAGCTTCAGGAGCAGCGCACTCCGGCCGCTTGGCGCGATGTCGGCCACGATGCCATTGAAGATCATGCGGAAGTCGGCGCGCGGCCAGCGGACGTCGCCGATGTACGCCTTGAACTCGCGGTTCTTCCACACGTAGCCGGCGCCAGCCCAGCCGTCGCGGACGCCGGCGGTGTTGTCGATCACCACGTCGCCCGTGGAAAGTGCGCCATCGCCTTCCAGCGAAAGCCGCTCGGTGAAGATCGTCCCGACGGTGGCGATCGGGAGGTATTGCGTATTGGCCGGACTGTCGGCCGGCGACGTGATATACGTCTTGGTCCCCATATAAATCATGGTTTCCACGCCATCCACACGCGCCATCGCCTCGATCAGGACGCAACGATATGCAGCCGGGCTTTGCAGCCAGGCCAGGAACTGAGCATCAATCATTCAGGGAGAACCCTCATTTCAGTTGTGGCGGCGGCTTTCACCGCACCCGAGATCTTGTCCGATGAGGAAGCTGCGGAGCCCTGCACAGCCCGGATGAGGTCCCCCGTCTGCTGACGCTGTTCCGCCCGGAGCATCGCGTTTTCCGAAGACAGCGACTTGACTGCCGACACCAATGCTTCAGTGTTGGCAGTGCCGTACGAGCTGTACGGAATCGGCGTGTTCACCGGCGGCGCCACGGCGGTCAGCGGTACGGTGTTCTTGCTCGATGCTGCGTTCAGCTGCAGGATGGCCTCGCGCACGGACAGGACTGACTTGTTCACCTCGATCAGGCCAGAAACCGAATCCTTCAGAGAATCGAGTTGCGCTTGGCCGACGTCGACCTGCTCCTCGGCCCACTTAGCCGCATCTTCGGTGGCCGCCTGCGCATACTGGAAGTCCTGCGTATAGCCGATGCTGCTGGCGTACATCACGCGTGAAGCTTCCAGGAACGAGATGTACGCATCCTGGTATCGACCTTGCGCATCCGCGTCACCACCGCGGGCGGCAGCGAGCACTGCGTCATATTGCGATTTCGCCTCGGCATACTTTTGCTGAGGTGACAGTGGTGACAGATCGCCTAGCAGAGCACTGTCTTTTAGATTGCGTAGGCTCGTAGCGAACGAGCCCATACGACTGATCGTTGCCTTCAGCGCCTCAGACTCGGCGTTGTACGCATCGGTCAGTGCAGATCGGTAAGACGCTAGGTCGACGGTTACCGTTTGACCGTCCTGATTCACCTGCGCGAACGCATCCGCAACGCCGAGCAGCACCGACACGGCTTCGGCGCCTCTTTCGCCCATCCGCATCTGCGCCTCGACCAGCGCCCGGAACCCCTCCCGGCTAGTTGGCATTTGTAGATTCACCGAGGCCAGGGCCTTGGCAATCTGCTGGCTCGCGGCCGCGTTCTTCTCTGCCTCCGTGTAGAAGGCGTCATAGTACGAGCTTGCGTTTGAGAACAGCTTGTCTATTCCGCCCGATGCTGCCATCAGCGCGCTAACTGCGGTATCGCTCAGGCTGGAGAATCCGACCAGCTGCACGCGCATCGCCGCCAATGCCGACTGCGTTGCGTTGATCTGATCGACAACTTTGGCCAAATCCTCCAGCGAGGCGTCCTTCGCGATGCCGTTGAGCATCGTCTGAGCCCATGCAGGCAGCCCGATTCCATCCAGAGCGGTGCGGACTGAGCGGCTCAGCAAGCCCAGGTATTGCTCCTGCCCTTTTTCGCCATCGGCAAACTCGCGCGGAGCCCACTTCGATTGCCGCGTGTCGTTCCAATCCACGACGTCCTGACCCATCTTTTGAATGACCAGCGCGCCCCAGGCCCCATCCTTGCTGGTGTCGTCGGCGAATGCGGTCGCGGCTGTATAGCCTGCAGTTTTACCGAAGGCTAGTGCAGTGCTGTCCAGAATACCGACGATCCCCGAAGCCAGCTGCGCCGTCATGCTGTTGACTTCGTTAGACACTTTCGTGTGCTGAAAACCCAGTGACTCGGCTTTAACCGTGTTGGCGCCGACGGATGATGCGCTCGCCGCACCGCCGGTATGGCTTGTCCCCGACGTGTCGAACTTCTTCCACACCGCCACCGCAGCACCGATCCCGAGAGCGATCGGACCGAGGGCGCCGGCAATGGTGCCAATGCCTGCAGCGATACTCGAGGCTGTCCCGGCACCGATTGCGGCAATGCCGCCAGATACTGCGCCGCTGATTCCAGCGAGGCCACTTGACATAAGTGCGCCAAACCCGGCCTGCATTCCCAGCCCAGCTGCACCAAGCAAGCCAACTCCGGAGGTTAGCGATCCAATGGTGCCCAACGTGCCGACCGCACCACCAAGCCCACCTCCACCAGTCGCCGCCGCTGCATTGCCCGTGAGGCCCAGGGCGCCAGTCACAGCACCAGCGACTGGATTGACAATCGCCGACACGATCGGTCGCAGCACCAAGGTATTAAACATGTTCCTGATAGTGTCGACCAGATTCTTGCCAAAGCCCTTGCCGGATTCGAAGCCACGCATAAGCGCGTCCGTTAGGGATTGCTCAATCGAATCTGCTGCACGCTTCCATTCCTCTTTCGCCGTAGCTGCATTGTCAGCGACCACTTGCTTTTTGGCGCCGGATCGTTTTTCAGATGCGAGCTCTCTTAGTGCCGCAGCCTGGTCGCGATAGCCCTGAGCCATGCGCCCGGTCAAATCGAGGCCTTCTGCGATGCCGGCCTCCTCTTCCTTGCGTAGCGCCAGGCTTTCAATCCTCGCTATTTCAAGCTCGGCAAGTGCGGCGGTAGTCAGCCCGATCTCCGCATTTTGTTGCTGCTGCGCCTGAACTTGCTTTGCTATCGAGTCCAGGTCTTTATTCAGGGCATCGGTAGCGGCTGCAATAGCCTTGGCATATTCTTCCGTTTCCTTTGCCGTCTCATCCATCAGCTTCTTTGCTTCAGGCTGCTTAGCGATCAGCTGGGTAACCAGATCAACGTATTGTTCCTCCGTGACCAGACCCTTTTGACGCATCCCGTACAAACGCGAAAGGTCTTCCATATATGTGGCTGTCACACCTGATAGCTCGGCCAGTGTCTTTGCCTGGGCCGCATGTTCTTTGTTCGCAGCAGCGGCCTGCTTGGCTACCTCAGCGGCGCTGAGCCCAACCGTTGTCGAAGCCTTTTTGATGCCCACCATGGTGTCGATCATCTTGTTGCCGCCGTCAGTCCATACGTTCACGACGCTATCCCAAGCACCGGTCCAGCCTCTGCCGACGTCCTTGGCCACGTCGACAACCACGGTCGATGTCGACGCCGCCGTTTGTTTTATTGCGTCCCATGCGCCCTTAAAGTCGCCGCCGGCTACCTTCTGCAAGACCTCGATGGCGCCCGTAAGGTTGGTCGTAACCATCGCAGCGAAGCCGCCGATGACCTTGCCCACAGTCTGAAAGGTTTGAACGGCAGGCACGCCAACGGTGTAAATCGCCTTGAACACACCAGCGATCAACTGCCCGACCGTCTTGAGACGGTCTCCTTCGGTCATGGCAGTGAGAAAGGAGCCAGCCAGACTGCTAAGCGTAGGGAGGAGCTCAGCGGCGATACCGCGCGCAACACCTTGACCGCCGAGCATCAGGAGGTCGAGGGTATCGTTGAAAGCGCCGGCCTGCTCGACCGCCTCATCGCTCAGTGTGAGACCGAGCTTCCCGGCCATCTCGTCCAGCTCTCGCATTCCTTCCGAGCCGCTGTTGAGCATAGGGATCATGTCAGCACCCGACTTGCCAAAAATTGACATAGCCAGTGCTGTTTTTTGAGCACCGTCTTCCATTCCTGCGAATCGGTCGGCCAACTCGTACATCACCTGCTTATTGCTTTTCAGGCTGCCGTCCAGGTTGCGCGCCTTCACGCCAAGCTTTTCTAGGCCCTCGCTGCCGTCGACCAGGGCCTTCGACAGTTTGGACTGAGTGCTGGCCAAGGCATCAGCTTCCATGCCGCCCATTTGGTAGGCCAACTCCAGGCCGGCTAGGTCCTTGATTGCGATGCCGGTTTTCTGGGACAAGTCGCTGGCCGCGTCGGTTGCGTCAATTGCACCTTTGATCCAAGAACCGAACGCAGCAACGCCAGCCAGGACGGCGAGCGCGCCGACTGATTTCGCCAGTGCTCCGATCTTTGCGCCCATACCACCCATCGAATCACCAACGCTCTCGATGTCCCGCCGCGCCTCGCGGGTTCCGTTCACATCGAAGATTACTTCGGCCCGAGATCCACCCACCAATGACATTTTGTATCCTGCTCTAAGAGTTACGGCGCCGAGCCCATTCGTCGAGGGCCGCATGTTCCATGGCCTGCATCAGCCGGAAGATTCGATTTCTGTCGCGATAAGGTATATCTCCGCGTCGAAGGCAAACATCGACACCGGCATAATTGAGCCCGACGGGGCCGGCATTCCCAACGGTCCACTGAGTCTGCAGTTCAAGCCAGAAGAGAAACGCTTCTTCATTCTCCGGCCATAACCAAACCTCATCCGCCTCAAGTTCCAGACTGCCCTCGATGTACAGGCCCAACAGCGCGAGCCCCTTTTCTATCTCCGACTTAGGCTCATCCGTAGTGAGGCCCAGGAATTCCTTGAGGCACAAGTTGCCGCGTGCGTGGAAGCGCGCGGCCTCAATCAGTTTTTTGCGACGGCCCCGATATTGCTGAGATATGCCTTGGAGCACACCGACGCCAGACCGGGCTGCTCCAGCACGTCGGCGAGACTTTCGCCCGTAAAGTCGAGTGGAGTGCCTTGATCATCCAGGACGCCTTCCCAGCCAATCGCAACGCGTTGGATGAACGCAGTTACCGATTCATCTTTATCTTCCAAGACGGCCTGGACCTGAGCCTGGCTGAGGCGGATGCAATGCAAGGTGAAGTCGAAGGGAACAGGCTTTCCGTCTTCGCCCTTGATATGGCCCTTGACCTGGACCGGAAGCTTTTCGCGTTTTACGAGTTTGAATGCCATGGGTTGCTTACTTTCGTTTTTGGTGGGTTGGATTAAAGGCAGACCAGCTTCCACTCGTCATTGCCGGCAGCCGTTGGCACGAAGCGCAGGTCAAAGCCGATAAGGCGCTTGCCGTTCTTGTCGACCTTCTTTGGGTTGGTCAGCTGGACGTTCGGTGCGAACACGATGACCTTGTTGCCAGTCGCGGTGCCGATGGTGAACGCCAGGCTGCGCGACACGTTGCCGATGACGTCGGCCATCAGCGCGACTTCCTGGGCTGCGTCGAGTTCGATCTCGATCGAGCCGGACGAATCGCGGTCGGTAATATCGACGGTCTCGCTGTTCAGCAAGGCGTTGAAGTTCACCGCGTTACCGAAGTTCAGCTCCAGGCCCGTGCTTGAGTAAACTGTGCCCGCGGACAGGGCGCCAGCGGTGTACGTCGCGCCCAACGTGATATCGATTACGTTGGCTTTGGTCATCGGCACCGGCTTCTTCCAAGCGGTGTAAGTGACGCCGGTAGGGTTGCCCGTCACGATGCCGCCGTTGACGCCCGTCCATTCGAACTTGAGCGTCGGGATCTCGCCGACCTTGGCCGACAGCGTGCAGTTGCCCATGCAATCGAGTAGCTTGTGCAGTACGCCGTCGTCGTAGTAGTACTGGGTCAGCGCCTTCAAGCCAATCGAGACGGGGCTGTATTCCACCCGGGCCGGCGTGGTCAGCGAGCCCTCACCAGCGGCGCAGCCTTGCAGCAGCACGCCCCAGGCCGCCGGCGTCGCCGCGGTGCCGGAGCCAGCCAGCTCGACGGAGTAGCTCACCTTCACGCTAGCAGGGCCAACCAGCTGCTCGCTACCGCCGAACGAACCACGGATGACGTCGCGCGAAATGTTCTGCGCGTCGAGCGGCGTGATCGAAACGTCCTTGATCAGGATGGCGTTAGCGGCACCGGTTGGCGCAGCGTCGACGCCGGGGGTAGGTTGAACCTTGGCCGTGACGACCGAGTTCTTGATATAGCGTGGCATCGTTACTCCTGTGGCGCGGCAGTGGGGTCAGTGGCCGGCGCAGCAGGCGCCGGGTCGTTCGAGATCCATTCCCAGGCCGTTTCGTCGAAGTGCCAGGAACCGCCGCCTGGCAGCGGTGGGATCGGCCGGGTTTCCTGTTTGGTAAGTTCGGTCATATCAGTTCAGGGTTGAGTTGTTGGTCCGATGGTCGGCCACATAAGTGATCCGTACCCATCCGGTCTTTTTTCCTTCGACCGAGTTATCAGCCTCGACGCCAACGACGGTCAGATCACCGACCACGCCGCCCAGCGTCGGGTCTTGCGCCAGGCGCTCGAACACCGCGAACATCAGCGGGTCGACAGCAAGGTCACCGCTCTCGGTCATGCTGCGCGCCAGGCACTCGACACTGATTGTCGAGTTCCAGTCGATCGGCGCGCCAGCGATAGTGTCCAGCTGCGGAAGCGCCCGGTTGAACTCGACGTTGATCGCGCGGTCGACCTGGTCAGGAACGATGCTGCTCGACGACCGATAGATCTTTTCGCAAACCGCAGGCGCGGCCGACAGCTGCGCAATAACCGCGCTGACGATGTCGGCAAACGCGGTCCTCATTGCGTGCGTCCAACAGTCAGCACCGTGATGCCAGTGCCGTCCGGGCTGGCAGTGATCACGATGTACGGCACGCCGTTGATCGTGATCTCCTGCTCTACCGGATCGACCGGAAGCGCTGTGCTGGCGACCTTCACAGTCGGAGTCACATCCGCCGCCCCCATGCCCAGATCTACGACGCTGGATGGGCAATCGAAAATGCCTGGTACGGTCGTGCCTGCGACGACCACCTGGGCGTTGACCAGGTGGCGCAGCACGGCTGCGTTCGCGGCGGCTTCGAGGGCGGCGAAGTTCATGACAGCGGGTTAGCGGACGACGCCGTCCAGCAGCACGCGGGCGATGCTGTCGGATGCCGTCTTGGCGACAGTGAAGGCGCCCACCAGGGTGTTGTTGGTTGCCGTGGTGGTGATGCGGCTGTTGGTGTTATCCCAGTACGCTTTCGCGCCTTGGTTAGCGGTATCGGCGCCAAGGGCCTTGATTTCGAACTCGCCTTCGCGGTCGATCTCGACCGGCGTGCCCTGCAGCGCGTCGCCAGTGGCCACGCCGAACAGCGCGCCAACCAGCACGCCCTGGCCGCTGAGGACCAACGCGGGAGCGATAACGCTGATGACGTTACCTTTCTTGATTTTGTTACGCATGTGCTTTCCTTAATCAGGTGGTTGAGGAACAGGCGCTTACGCGCCCGTGCCCTTCTGCAGGCCGCGGAAGTCGATGGCCGCAGCAGCGAAGTCCAAGCGGCACTTCCAGGTGACGCCATCGATCTCGAAGCCAGCCTGGCTTTCGATGACCGGGCCTTCGGCGCCGTCCAGATAGCAGTACTCGACGGTGTCGACCTGGCTGTTGTTGCTTGCCAAATACCAGGACGCTTCGCTCGCGGCATCCAGGATCGGTTCCACGATCGGCTCCACTGCGGTGCGGCCGCCGGCACGGAATTCGTTAACATCGGCCTGCTTGGCCGGAACGTAGTTCGCGCTGGTCAGCTGGTAAGCGTCTTGCTCGAGCGTGGCTGGAACGATCAGGAAGTTCGGCGCCAGGTTCAGATCCTCGTTCGCCAGGCCCTTCTGCTTGCGCATCGCGGTGCGGGCTGCCTTCAGGGCCGACAGCTGCAGCGCCGAGCCAGCGCCGGTCGCCAGGTTGCTGTGGTCTGCGTGGAACAGCGTCTTGCCGTCGCCCATGGTCGGGTTGCCGGTCAGCTGGCTGTAGACCAAGCGGTTTTCCAGGCGGCTGGAGCTTGCGCCGAATGCGCTTACGAGGCGCTCGAAGGCGCGCAGATCGTCGTTGATGATCGCTTGGCGCGTCAGCGAGATCATGCGGCCGTAGGTCACCAGCGCGTAGTTCATCGCGGCATCCTTCATCGTGCCGTATTGGAACTCGCCGTGTTCGTTGGTGCGCAGCAACTCAGGGGCACCCGACAGCTGGACGATGTTGATGTTCTTGAAGTCCGGTGCATTCGGCGCGCGGCGGGCCCACTGGGTATAGGTGCCCTGGTTTTCTTCGTAGGCGCCACGCATGCGCTTGTTCGCGACATTGGCGAAGATCGCGGCGAAGTCGCTGGTGCCGTGCATGCCCGAGCGGTAATGCAGAATATCCGTTGCCAGGCGCATCTTGTCCATGCCGCGGGTATTAACGCCACGCGCTTCCAGGAAGTCGCGGCCGATCTCGAGCAGGCTCATGCCACGGTATTGGCGGCCGTTGTCGGTCAAGGTGGTGCCGACGTGGATGCGGTGCATCATCGCTTCTTCGATGCCTGCCATGCGCACCTGGTGCTCGTCGGTCACGGTGCGGATGCGGGTGTTCTGGTGGCCGCCAGCGGCGGCATCGCTGCGCGCCAGTTCTTCCAGCACAGCGGCGCGGGCCTGGTCGACCGAATTGCCGCTGCGGATCAGGCCGGCGGCCAGGTGGCCGACAGCGTGGCGCGTGCACATCTCCGTGATGTCGGCTGCGCGGGCTGCCGCATCGGTCGCTGCACGGGTAGCTGCATCGTCGCCGGCTGGCGGGTTCGCTGGTGCGGCGGCCGGTGCAGCTGCTGGAGCAGCCGGTACGGCGGAACGGCTTGCATCGGTAGGCGCTGGGTTCGGTGCGCCCGACTGGGGAGTGGTCATAGGGTTTTCCTGTGAAGTTGGAACAGACGAAAGGGCGGGCGCCCGGGTGGTGAACTCGCAGTGCGTGCCACTGGCGGGCTGGCTGCGGGTGCTTGCATCGGCGTCCGCAGGGACAGTGACGAAGCTGATTTCGTAAGGCTGCCAGCTGACCGCGCGATACAGCGGCATGTTCACGCCGTCGGTGCGATCGATGGCGCGGGTGATCTCGTACTTGGTAACGTTGTAGCCGAAGCTGATCGAGCGGATGATCCCGGCCTTGATGTCGGCAACGATGCCAGCCATCTCGGAGCGCGTGGACAGACGCAGCGTAGCGCGCCCTTCCCCGTTCTCGATGCTGGCACGGACCGCGATACCAATGATCGAAGCGACGCCGCCGTAGACGCGGTGGCCGTCCAGCACCTGGACCGTGCCGGCGTCGAAGCGCGACATGTCGACGGCTTCGGGGGTCACCGCCAGCTCTTCCTCGTAGGGGGCATCCGAATACCAGTCATAGCGCCGCACACGCGAGCCGGTCGTCCAGACAACTTCGACAGTGTTGTCGGCTTCGTTAAACGTGGAAGGAACCAGCGTTGCTTCGCGCGTTACCGAAGGCATCGTGCGCGGATCGGTGGCGGATCGGTTCGCGTTCTGAGGGTGAGTGGTCGGCGTCGTCATACCCGCAATTGTGCGGATTGCCCTGTCTCAATTCTAGGAAAACTGAGACAACTTTTCCCGCAGTCAACCAGGCCGCTTTTTGAAATGAATCGTGCGTGAATCTTTGCTCTTGCCGTCGGCGCAAACAAACTCAAACGTCAGCAGATTTTCTGCTCCTGCTTCAGTGGCCAAACCCATCACCCAGGCGCATACACTGGTGCCGTCAATGAATGGTTCGCCGTCGAGCATTACACCGCTGACTGCCGACGGGCGCACTGACTGCAAGGTCGTACCCGACAAAGCAAGCCATTTCGACAAGTCGATTCCATACAGAAGGCAGGCTTCGGGCGTCTTATAAATCGTGAGTTTCCCGTCGATGACGAAATAGGTTTCGGTGCGCATGGTTCGTTCTTTCAATGAATTGTCAAGATGCGCTGCTCGCCTGCTGCTGGCCAGAAGCGTTGCTCGCCAGCGGCAACGTGCACGCGCTGTTCGCCAGGGTCGGAATAGATAAGGGCAAGGCCTTGGCGCGCCAGCGCCCCGACCATGCCCGTGTTTGCCTGAGTCCCATCAGCGCCGCTCAGCTGCACCCGCTGGCCAATAGCCGCTGTACTGCCCGCGTTGTTCTGCTCACCATCGGCGCTGGCCAGATCACCTAAACCGGTAAGAACAATCATTCCGCTGTTACCGCTGTTGCCCTGGTAGGCATGCGACCCGATCAGGCCCAGGGCCTGATCGAGCTGGACCGCCGTTGCGGTATTCGGCTGTGCGCCGTCGGCACCCACCAGCTGCTGCACTTGGCTGATTGACGCATTGGCGCCGTCGTTAATCTGGATCCCGCTCTGGCCGGCGAGCTCCCCCGTGAGGATCGTTTCAACGGTGCCGCTGTCACCGGCATTGCTCTGGATGCTATCGCTGCCAGCCAGGCCCTGTTCCTGGGTGATGCCTACAGCGGTACCGCTGTTGGACTGGCCGCCGACGGCACCTGACAGGTTCTGCACGATAGCGATCGGGCTGGCTGTACCGGTGTTCATCTGCGCACCGTCGCTTTCGCCCATCACCTGAACTTGACCAACCGCACCGACCGGGCCAGTGTTCCCCTGTAACGCATCGGCGCCAATCAGGCCAGCCGGCGCCGGCTCGCTCGACGTACGCATCAGTTCGTCGTCGTCATCCTCGAAAAGCTGCCAGGGGTTCAGAGAGAGCGAACGTGCATCGAGCTGACCCTTGATGTGAGCGAACAGCGAAACTTGTCCACTGAAATAGCTTGCACCGTCACCCCGCCGCGCGATCTGGATATCCGCCGAGAGTACGTTGTTGGCGATGCCCCCAGTACCGCCATCGGCTTGCTGCACCCCATCCAGATACATCGTATAGACGCCGGCCTTTCGCTCGAAAGCAGCGACGTAAGGGACCCCGGCGTCGAGGTTAGCTGACGAAGTCACCTTTGCGTATTCACTCGACCCCGTACCCACAGCCATCTGCAAACGATTGGTCAGGAACAGCACTTGCAGGTTCAGCGCGTTTTTCGTGTCGCTGTAGTGGATGATGCGCGCGGTCCCTGTGACGTCGGCTACGAAGGCTACAACGACGACGAAGTCGGCGGTCAGGTCGATAGCACCAGCGCGTGGCGTGAACCTCGCGTATTGGTTTGTGGCGAACTTGCGTGCGTAGCCATGCTTAGGGGCAATGACCTGCAGCGGATTGTTGAAAAGGCTGACCGCTGCACCGCTGCCGAACATCTCGGTGCGGCTATTCGCGAAGATGGCGCCGACGCCGCGGCCGGCCAGGTCGCGGCGAATCGGCCGGCGCCCGGCAGGTTGCCTGCGTGCGCCCGGCATTTATAGGGCCGTCACGTTCGTGACCCAGGCTTCGACCGTGCAGCCGCTGGTTGTGTTGCCGTAGGCTATCGCCTTCAAGTGCTTGACGCCGATCCGCAATGGAATAGACGGCCCTTGTGTCACAGTGCCGCTCAACAGGTCGGAGCTATAGGCAATCTCGTAGTCGAACCAGTTCACACCATCTGGAGAATCTTGGAACTGAATGATGCACGGCGCCGCAAGCGCGCCGCCATTGTTAATGCGCCAGTTCAGCATGCCGCCATAGCCGGTGCTTACGTCAGTTACGACGGCGCCGCCGATTGCGCCGGCCTTATTCGTGCCGGCGGGAACAGCTGTACCAGCGGGGATGAGAGCTACTGGGATTGCCTTAATCGATGGCATTATGCTCTTTCTGTTCCGTCGTCATTGAACATGGCAGCGTTCACCTGGTCGCGCGTGACGATGACCGGCTGCAGCGCTAAGGCCTTGAGCGCATCACCCTGCTCTTGCGTCAGCACGGCATCGGCTACCAGCTGACTTACCATTCGCTGTGTAAAGGAGTCGCCAATATCCAGGCCCGCTTCTTGCCCCAGGAACCTCAGGGCCCAGGCAACAGCGCGGTTGCTTGATGCAGCTTCGAGTGCGTCAAGGATCTCAAGGCCACCGGTGCAGACGGCCATGACGGCACGGGCCGTCACGAAGCGCCGCTGCGGCGCTACCGCGCCCTCGGCGTTCAGGGCGGCGGCCAGCTGGTCGATATCGCGCGCAGCGCGCAGCGCGGCCAAGTCCGGCCTCGCCAGAATTCGAGAGCGGATATCCGTCATCACTGCGGCTGGCTGCTCGTGTAGCTGAGCGCCGGGAAGTTGATACCGTTGCCCGCGGTGACAGGCATGTCGGTGCTCTCATCCGTCACGTACAGCACGCGCTGGGTGGCGGTGTCCACCCAGGCGAAGCCGAGGTCGGCGCCAACCACAGTGGCGGTGGCCGAGCTGGTCTTGGCCGCGCTGGTCACACGACGGGCGCCGTCGCCTATCGTGGACAATGCGAAGTCAGCCGGTGTCATGGCGGCCTCCGCCAGCTTGTTTCCCATGACGGTTGCGTAGCTGTCGCCCTTTGCATACGCCGAGATCAGGACGATGCGGTTCGTATTGTTTTTCAGGGAGAGCAGGCCGCCCTCCAAAGTATCGGGGTGGGCCCATTTCTGGATGGTCATGCGTTATTCCTTCGTAGTGTCGGTTTGGGATTCTGCGGTTGGGGTGGGCATGTTCCCGCGCTGCAGGAACAGCATCGTGTCGAGGATGCCCAGCGCTTTCAGCTTGTCGTGGTCGGCCTTCCATTCCGCGAACACGACGTCCGGTTCATAGCCACGCTGGCGGAGCTTCTCGCTTAGGGTCGACAGGCCAGCGGCGATCTCGGCCTGGTCGGCCTTCACGTCCTGCTCGGGGTTGACGTAGTCCCACTTGGGCGGGCTGAAGTCGACGGCGATATCGCGTCCGCGGATCTTGCCGGCGAGGTAAGCGGCCTCGACAAATGCTTCGTGAATTTTCTCCAGCAGCTTGGGCTTCAGCACCAACCACTGCATCTGCTGAACCGCGCGGCGGAAGTCCAGACCGCGCACGCGCGCGCTACTAAAGTTCACGCCGCTCATGTCGCCGGTCACCATTTCGTATGGAACGCCCAAGCCGGTGGCGATAATGTGCATCTGATACTTCACGTACTCGACGTAGCCTGGTGCCGCCTTCGGCTCGACGACGGTGAAGTTCATCCCTGAAGGCATGCCGAAGATGGCGCCACCGCCGAGCTCGCCGAGGTCACGCACACCGCTTCCCTGCTCCGGCGCAGCGCCGCCCATCGCAGCGGGATTTTCCATGCCCGTCATATCGCCGCTGGCCAGGACGCTCAGGCGGGTCTCCAGGTTCTTGCGAGCCAGCTCGGCATCCTCATACACCTGAAGGTCGCGCACCCGCGAGATTACCGGCGCGAAGCGGCTGAAGCCGCGGCCCTGCCCAGGCCGCTCGGGGTTGAACAAGTGAATGATGAACTGCGCTGCGACGCGCGTGCTCTGCGTCTTGCGGCCACGCAGCGTGCCCACGTCCCCAGGATGCTGGTCCCACAGGTAGTAGGCCGCCACGGCGCCGAGGGCGTCGTATTCGATCCCGTTGATAATCTGGTTACCGCCGATGGCCCCGGTGCGCGAGTCGTCCAGCCAGTCGATTTCCAGCAGCTGCAGTTGCAGCGGCACCGGCAGGTTGTCGCCAGCGCGCCGTGGGCGCAGGCGCACCAGCACTTCGCCGTCCTGCTCCATCGCAGCGTATGCCGCCTTCACCATGCCGAAATAGTCGTAGCGGCCGTCGGCGTCACAGACCTTGCTCCAGAGAGCAAACAGCTTGTTGATGACTTCCTTCTCCTGACCGGTCGCACGCGGCACGATACCGGTGCCGATGGTGGCGGAGCAAAGGCCTTCGACCGCAGCACGGCAGTATGGAACATTCTGCACAAGGGCGCGAGCTTTGGTGCGCACGGTCTTCGCGTCCGCCTGGTGGTCGGCGTTCGCACTGGCGCCGGCACGACGCGGGCGCCAGGGATCGCGCGGGCTAGCCGCCTCGTAGGCGCGCAGCTGCTTGCGGGCGAGGTGCCGGGCGATGCCGGCGCTGGGGTTGACCCAGCCGATCACGCGGTCAATCAGGTTCGACATCAGTCGCCCCTTGACGTGGTGAAGCCGAAGCGGAAGACGGTCGGCCCGCGATTGCGGCCGGCAGCATTCACCACCGTGGCGACATGTCTGCGTGCTTCGATCAGCGCGGCTGTGGACTGGTAGGTAATCTTGCGCCCGCCGAATTCCACCGCCAGCGTGCCGGAAGCGATTGCGGAGTCGAGCGCGTCGAGGTCAGATTGAGTAAGGGCCATGCCGCCAAGGGTAGCGACTGGCCTGTCTCACTTCTAGGAAAACTGAGATTATTTCTTTGCGCCATCTTGTTTGATGATGCGGTAGACCGTAGCCCGCCCGATGCCCAGGCGCCGCGCTACCTCGGCCGCATTGCGCCCATTGAATGCGCTCAATACTTCTTTGGCCAGCTGCTTGCGCGATGCTTCGGAGCGGCGTGGGATATAGATCTCGCTCCCACTAAATTCGCGGCGCACTTCTCTTTTCAGATCGGCTGCGCGCTGGGCGAAGTCCGGGAACTCGGCCTGGATAAATGCGAAGATGGCGTCGACCAGATCGGGGTTATCCAGTACCTCATCCGCTACCATTGCCTTCCCACGGGCCGGCGCGGCCTGCTGGGTGTCGGGGCGGGTGTCGTCGGTGGCGTCCATGGTTCGGTTCTCGTTTTCTCTACTGGGGTGGGTGCTGCTGATACGGTCGGCGCCGGCGTCGGGATTGGTTCGCCGCCGGGCGCTGGCGGCTGTTCGAACAGGTCAGGGGTATCGGGGTCGACGAAGTCGCGCAAGGCCTTCCATTGCGCCGACGTCTTCTTGTGCAGGCCCAGGTACTGGGCGCAGGCCAAGCCGTACACCATCAGGTCGCCCGCCTCGTTGCGGTCGCTTTTTTTCTTTTCCCAGATGCGCACCTTGCGCCCGCGCTTGAACACGGTGACGCAGTACTCGGCCGTCAGCTGTTGGTAGTACTCGGTGGGCAAGTCGCTCGGGAAGTGAATGGCGCCAGGGCCGCTGGTCAGGTGGTAGCGCGCGGCTAAGTAGTCCTTCGCCGTATCGGTACCGATCAGCCACAGCTTGGCGCCATGGGGCATGACCTTGCCCTGCCAGTTCACATCGACCAGCGAGGGTTTCGTGCCGAGGATCGGCTTGTTCGGCGTCGAGTGACCCTTGATGGCGTAGACGTGTCGGTGCTGGCGGGTGCGCGTGAAGTTGTACACGTCGTGCGTATTGGCGCCACCCGAGTCGATCAGCGTTGCGGCAATCGACAGCATGCGGCCACCGGCGTGGCGGTACCGCCCCAGCAGCGCTTCGTCGAGTTTGTCCTGGGTGGCTTGATCGGACGGCGAGCCCATGATCACCTGGTAGTCGATCACCCACTCTTCCATGCCTTCGCCCCAGGCCAACACCTTCAGCTCGAAGCGGTCCGGCTGCGTGTCGACGCTGCCGGTCAGGACCAGGCCGCCCTTCGGCACCGTGCCCATCTTGTAGGCCTCGGCGCGGGCCTGCAGTTCGCCGGCCTTGGTCTGTTCTTTCTTGCGTTCCCAGCACCGCGCTAGGCGCGTGTTGTAGAACGTGATCATCAGCTCTTCGCTGCCCTCGTCGAGCTTGGCCCGGGCTGCGCGGTACTCGCGCAGAAGGGCAATCCAGGTCAGCCAGCCGTAGGGGGCAAACATCGCGTTGATTGTAAAGCTGACGGTCTCGCCATCACCGGGCACGCCGTCCGACCACAGGCCGTTCGCGAACATGCGGTTCTTGTCGGTCTCGACCATGAAGGCGCCACAGTCGACGCAGGGGTAGATGGCCTGGCCATCGTCGTCCTGTTGTAGACGCTCGAACACCAGGGGCTGTGCGTGGCCGCAATGTACGCACTCGGCCAGCGCCTCCTGCTGAGTGCCCTGGAGGTACAGCGATTCGATGATCGACTGCCCGGTGATCGTAGGCGAGCTGGGGAAGTAGCTCTTGCGGTTGCGCTCGAAGGAGGTCTGGCGCGCCTTGGCCAGCGCGACTGGGTCACCCTCGCCATTAACGTTCGCCTCGGCACGGTCGACCTCGTCGAACAGCACCCGCCGCGCCGGGATCTCGGAAAGGTTTGCGGCGGCGCCGGCGGTGACGATATGCAGCGAACCGCCGATGTATTCCTTAGTGTCGAGCGTGTTGACCGAGTCGCGCGAGCGCGGCGCCGCCACGCGCTCGCGCACCTCCGGTACCGCGGCGATGGTCTTGCTCACCCGCGCGCTCGTACGCTTGGCCAGCTTCCCGGTTGGCAAAATCCACAGGAAGTTCGATGGCGACTGGTGCACCGTCGAGCAAAACCAGTTCAAGCCAACCTGGGTCTTAAGCATCTGCGACGCGCCCATCAGCGCGACCGTCTTGCAAGGGTGCGTGTCGGACAGGGCCACCATCACCTCGCGTGCATGCGGCGTCCGGCTGGTGCGGTACTTGCCCGACTCGTTCGCACCAGACTCTTTCGGGATGATCATGTAGCAGTCAGCCCAGGCGTCGACCATCATGTTCGGATCCGGCATCAGGCCGCGCGCGAACGCCGGCCTGACGATTCCGGCTGCAGGAGCGAGACCCATCATTCGATCGCGTCCTCGATTTGAACCGCCAGCTTCTCCTCAAACGAATGCACCAGGCTTTCGAGCAGCGCGCGGTGCTCGCGGTCGATGATGGCCTCGCACGCATCGGCGCTGGCCAGCGGCGCTACGTCCGCGGCAATCCGCCGCGCGCAATTCATCAAGCCATCGCGCAACGCACGCGCAGCCTCGAACACGGCCGAGTCGACGTCGCTCTTGACCAGGAACTGCCCGGCCAGCTCGGCCAGCTTGAACTCGGCGACCGTCGCCTCCGCCGCCTCCCGCCGCGCCCGGCTCGAATCGTAGCCCGGGATCTTGGCTGGCGGTTCCGTACCTCCGGCACCTCCCGCACCCGCCGCGCCCGAAGGCAGCACCCCATTTGCCAAGGGGTCAGGGCGGTTGCCGTTCACGCGCTGGCGGGTGTTGCGGCGGTACAGGTGCGTCGCATACTCAGGGTCGACCTTGCCATCGGTGACCGGGATCTCGCAGCGGTCGACCGCGGCATACCCCGACTGGCGGGAGATCCCAAGTTGCTTGGCCCACTCGGCAATGGTTGTCAGGTTCGGCATGTGTTTCGGTACGTTGTCAGGATGTTTGTCAGGAAATGTTTTGGGGTTCCGCTAGTGCGAAGACGGGGCCTGAATTACCCTTGCCTGCTATAGGCTGGGAAGAACCTAGACCCCCGGGGGGTACCCCTACGTCAGCCCCGCCTCGGCCATCGCCTTGGCGAACCCCTCCGCGAAGTGCACCGGGAAGCGCTCATTGACCGTCTCGGTGGCCACCTGGAAGAAACGCAGGCGCGACTTGTACTGCGTCTGCTGGACGAACACCAGCACCGGGCGGATGGCCGTGCCGTGGCCGAAGCGTCGCTTCAGGTAGATCCCTGGCGGCAGGCCTTTGTTGCCCTCGGGCAGAGCGAAGTAGGTCACACCCTGCTTCGCGATCGCCTTGTTCGACTTGGCGCTGCCGGTAGCGCGCGACTCGTAGCCCGCACCATGCTGGACCTTCAGCTGCGAAAGAATCTGCCTGATCTGGCCACGCTTCATGTTGCCGTTGCCGTCCAGCTGGGCGCCGGCGGCAGGCACCGCATACCAGCCCTGCGGCATCATCCCCGCACCCTGGAGCATCCGCTCCATGCCCTTGTTGCCGCGGCCACCGCCGAAGATGTTCGGCAGCAGGAAGCGGTCTGCTGGCGTGCCTTTGCCAAACGGGTTGTCCTTGACCCACAGACGCGCCTCGAGGTTGTTCTTGTTCGCGGCCTTGATGAACGTGCCGTTGAGCGCGTACGCGGTTGGCCGGTCCAAGGTGCTCTGCATCTCACTCTTGAACGCGGCCTGGCCATCCTTGATCGAGCGGGTCAGCGCGGTGGCCGCGACATACGGACCCTTGCCGCCCAGGGCGGTAAGGCGGGCGCCGATATCGGCGAAGTTCGAACGGATATCAATTCTCATCTTTTCCTCTTCAATGCCGGGTTTTCCGGCTTCTCGTTCAACCCTGCACATCTGGAACCCGCATGGATACTGATTCTTAGCAGGGTGTGTACACTTGCAGGGTCGTTTTGAATATGGCTGTGAAAAACAAGCTCAGCAGTACAGCTACAACTGTTCGCACATACGTGCGCAAAACCCGGCAAACCCTGCATACCCTGCTGAAACCCACTATCCATGCGGCTTCCAGATGTGCAGGGTTTACATGCAACCCTGCTCAACCCTGCAATGCTCGGTCCGCACGGACGTCGCCCAGCTTCCTGAACTTGGCGATCTGCTCCTCCAACCCGTCCGGATAGTCCGGGTTGTCGACGACGAACACCATCCTCGATTTCTTGTGCTTGCTTTCGACGGCCACGGCCTTCTTGGCCTTGTGCTCGCGCCCACCCATCAAGCCGGCGAACTTGCACAGCGTGAGGGGTTTCTCCCCGCTCTTGTCGCACCACCGCTTGTAGATGATGTAGAGGTCTTCGGACAGGCAGGAGCAGTACGGCGCATCCAGATACCCATCCTTCCAGGCGCGATGGAAGCTCATCCAGCCGGCCAGGCCGAACTCGATCACACGCTCCTTAGCCAGTGTCATCGGCGGCTTTGTGTGCTCGTTGAAGTCGTCCAGGGGTAGCGTCAACAGGAAGTCGTAGAACGCCTCGATCCCGCCCTGGGCGATGGACTGCTGCACGGCCGCATAGAAGGCCGGATCCTGTTTGCGCCTAGCCTCGATCACCATGAAGCGCCGGTCCTCCAGCTCGATCGGGATCGGCTGCGGCTCATTCGACAGAAACACCGAATTCATGTGGTTGCGCTCGTCGCGCTCCGGCAGGTTCTTCTGGTTGATGCTCATCGACTTGCCGGTGATCATGTACTTCAATGTGCCGTTGTGGCTGTACTTGTCGTCACGCGACAGCACCTCCTCGAACAGCACGAATAGCTTGCGGCTGCGCCAGGCCGTGAACGTCGAGTCCAGTTGGTGTTGGCTGGCCACGGTTCCGTAGTCGCCGTACACCGGCAGCATCACGTCCTGGAAGAACAGCGACTTGCCAGTGCCCTGCTTCTCGCCGAACATCAGCAGCGCGGTTTGCATCTTGGCGCCGGGGTGCTGGAGGGGATAGGCCAGCCAGCGCAGGATCCACTCCACGCATTCGGCCGTCTTGTCTTCGGCGTCGCACAGCGACGCAAGGAGCGCGAGGATCGGCTTGATCAGTTCCGCGTTGTGCTTCGCCTGCAGTGGCCAGCCCAGGAAGATGTTCACGTGGCTGACCGGGTCCGCGGTCTGGGTGGGATCGAATACCAGGTTGCGCGCCTCGATGGTCTTGCGCTGCGCATGCTCCTGCCATTTGCCGGTGAGCTCGGCGGTGTAATCCGCGCGCACGGCGCCCAGCGACATCACCTGCTGGCCGATGGCGTCCCATACCGTTTCGGTACCGCGCAGGAGCGTGAGGTTGTCGAGCATCTCACCCAGCTTGCCGCCGCCAGCGCCGCCCTCGACGGCACGGCCGCCCACGAGGGTAGGCAGGGAGTCGCGCAGGATGGTGCGCCGCTTCGGGTCTTTCTCCCAGCTGGCGGCCAGTTCCTTCCCAACCCACGCAGTGAAGGCCGATTTCTTGAGCCGCTGGCGACGCAAACTGTCCCATACGTCGGTAGTGGGATAAATCAGGCTAAAGTGAGACAGCAGCACTTCGAGCGTTGGCACGCGAATGGCAGCGGCCACATCACCGAGCTCGGCAGGCTCGGGCGCGGCACTTGGTGCTGGCGTCTCGTCGAGGTAGCTCGGGACGTCGTCGATGATCTCTGGTGCCGCGTGCGGCGCCTCGCTTGCACTGAGGGCGCGGGAGCGCGCAGCCTGTACCTGGTCGCGCACAGTGGCCAGTGATTCGGCCAGGTACAGGTCGTTGAAGTCCGACCACTTGTCGTCGACGCGATCGACGAACACCGGCGATACGACGGAGGCGTTGCCAACCACGCGCGCAGCGGCCCGAGAGCGCGAGAGGCCAGCATTCTCGAACTTGCGGATCGACACCTGGCGACCGGCGCGAATATCGGCCTCGATGTAATCGGTGCCAGTGCCGTCCTTGCGCCAGGTAGCGCGCACGCGCACGATGTCGCCGCCCTTCGATTCGATTTCATGGTCAGCGCCGTCGATGACGGGCAACCACTCAGCGTCGAAGTCGGCCAGCAACGCCTCGGCCAGGCGCGGTACGAGACGCATGTCGTCGTCGGCTAGGAACAGCAAGTGGGCGGCTGGGAAATCGCGGCGCAGCTGCTGCGCTACCGCCAGCAGGTTGCCGGCGTTGAAGGCGACCATCGTCGGCGTGTCGAAGTCGGTGGCCATGCGCACGGTTTCGCACGTGGCATAGCCCTCGCCAATTTCGATAAGGGGCGTGAGATCGTTGGCGGTACCGAGCAGGCAGCAGGCACCGACCATATCGGCGCCCATGCTGAAGCGCTTCGACCCATCAGGCTCGATTCGTTGCAGCGCTGCGAGCGTGGCGCCAGCGCGGGTGTATTTCCGGGCAGGCACCAGCAGCTGGCCACTGGCCATGACGCGCGTACCCTCAGTGCCAACGCGTTTGCGCTCGAGGTAGCCGTGTGGCGCCTCTGCAGCGGAGCGCCAGTCGATGCGCGCACGGTTCGCAGCCAGCTCAGCAGCACGTGCCTTGCGCTCGTCCGACAGGCGCTGTTGCTCTGCCTGCTTGCGCTCGGCTTCTGCGCGCTCGGCTGGCGTAACGCCTTCCCAATCAATAGTCACCGGCACCGCGTTCTGGTCTTGGCCTTGCCAGATGCCATAGGCGCCGGTGACGACCTGACGACCACTACTGAGGGTCAGCTCGCGCAGCACGTACCATGCCTTTTTGCCGCGGCCGAAGCGGTGGATCTTCCCGTCGAGGAGAGGATGTCCAACCGGCAGCGATGGCAAGCCCGAGCCGGTCATCTGGTCGATGACTTGTTCAAGCGTTGCCATTGCCGGCCTTTTCGTTCAGGACTTCAAGCAGCAGGCCCTGGTAGTGGGCCAAGGCGCGAAGGCGCTCCAGCTCAGTATTGATGGGTGCGCGGTCACGATGACGACGATCAAGCGGTTTCCTGGTCGTATCGTGTGGACGGTCGATTTCGGTTGGAATAATCTTTAGCGGGGCGTTATTGAACATACGGCTTTGGCTCGGCGATTGCTGGGGATGGATGCTTTGCGCCGACATCAGTTATCTGCCATTCCTTCGAAACGCGCGACGATGCCTTCCAAGGCGCGTTCCGCTCGCTTTACTGCATTACGCACGCGGATAACTTCGGCGCGGTCGATTTTTCCATCAGCGAGCGCTTGGTTGATCTCAGCGCCCACCTCCCCGTTCGTCTGCCAGACCTTGGCCACCATTTCCAGCAGGGCCATATCGCTCGCCTCAGCGCTGTCCTCGATACGCACGCAGACGTAGCCATGGTTTTGCGCAAAGGCATGCACCATGCGGTGGTCGCCGGTAATGCCGCAGATACGGTCCGCCTCGTCGAACGTAGGCTTATTGGTCGTGCTGTGCACGTTCGCTTTGTTGCGCAGGACCTGGGCGGACATTCCCAAGCGAACAGCAAGAGCCTCGCAACCGCCAACAGCGCCATGCACTGTCTGGTAAAAAGCGTCGAGGAGGTTCATGTGAAATGCCCTTCAAAAAATGGTTCAAAAATTAACTCTTGGACATAGACTTCTGGAAACAAAACAGAGGCCACTATCCATGCGTACCCGACTAACTAATCTCGAAAACGCCCACCGGGCCCTCGCTGCCCAACACACTGCCCCTCTGGAGGTATGCCGTGTGCTGTTGCCGCTCATTCCGGCGGCGACTTCATCTATCCAGAGCGCCTTGGTTGCTGCATACGACCATTGCAATGCCCACATGGACGAAAGCCAGATGGACGACGAATTCCAAGCCATGCTGCGAAAGTGGCTAGACGTCCTATCGAGCGAGGTGCTGGCGGGACGTACGTCTCTGTGAAGCCTGGTGGCGTGCGCTCAGTCATGGCCAGCATCAGAGCCAGTGCAGGATGGCGAACTCACGTCATCTTTGCGTCGACCGCCTGAATGGCCGAGTTCCGGCCAGATTGACAGCCAGCGGTCGGGGAACATCTCTTTTCTCGTGACCTGGCCACCGGTGGCCTTCTCAATCGGTGCCCCATATTCGATCGGAACGGGCCTCGTTCCCTTGGCCCATCGACTGATGTCTGGAGCATGAGCGCCAATGGCCGCCGCCAGCAAAGCCTGACGACCACGCTTTTCCCGAAGGTATTGAGCTAAGTTCATGGCGTCAGATTAGCCTAAAGCTAATGAACATGCAAGCAAAAGTTAGCCTTAGGCGAATTTACTATTTTAGCCATCGGCTAAATAATGGACAGATGAACACTATTGAACATATCCATCGGGAAAATTTGCAGACTCTCGCGCGGGAGTTTGGCGGAGTAGCCGCAGTTGCGGCGAAGATTGGCTGCAGCTCCTCTCAATACAGCCAGTGGATGAACGGCTCCGAGAACTCAGGTACGGGAAAACCCCGCGGGATGCGGCCTGCTTCTGCGAGGAGAATTGAGAAGGCAACTGGAAAGCCGACTGGGTGGATGGACCAACTCCACCGCGTCGAAGCGCAAGGCGATGTTCAGCCGTTCGACGAAAACGTTAAGCCGGCACCCATTGGAGCTCGTCCGATTCCTGTTATTTCGTCGGTACAAGCAGGCGCACTGGCCGATATGGAAAATCCATACCCCCCAGGCGCTGGCTATGCGTACGAATATTCAGATCAAGATTTGTCCGCCTGGGCATTCGCATTGGACGTAGAAGGAACTTCAATGATGCCGGAGTTTCGACCTGGAGACCGGATTATCGTCGACCCAGAGATTTCTCCGAATCCGGGAGATTTTGTTGTTGCGAAAAACGGAAGTGCCCAGGCGACTTTCAAAAAGTATCGCCCTCGCGGTATAGATGCCAAAGGTAACGAACTCTTCGAACTTGTCCCATTAAATGATGATTATGCATCCCTGCGGAGCGACGACCATAAACTTGTCGTGATCGGCGTAATGACAGAGCATCGAAAAAAATACCGCCGAAATTGATTCAGAGACGAGAGAGCCGCGGGCTACGTTGTTCGCTCAGATTCCGCCGCAGAGCACGGCCATACGGGGCGGCACCGACAGATGGGTTACTAAAGAGGAGAGACAATGTCACTTGTTATATGCAACGAATGCGGGAATAAAATTAGCACGAAAGCGAATGCCTGCCCACAATGTGGAGCAAAAACGAAAAATAAAACCAAGACGTCTACTAAGCTAATCGCAGGTTTTTTTGGCCTTGCCGCTTTAATGAGTATCGTCGGACACAACTTGAAGGCAGATTCTACTTCGAAGCAGCCAGTTGACCCGGTTGCTGAAGTACGATTTCAAAAAACTGTTATGGTTGCGAAATCGGTTAAAGCTTCGCTCCGGAACCCAGAAAGCGTGGTATGGAACAACATTCTGGCGAACGATGAGGGAAGTGTTGTATGCATAGAGTATCGTGCGCAAAACGGATTTGGTGGAATGAATCTGGAGCAGATTACTTACGCTAAAGGAAAATTGCAAAAATCGGCAACCGTCTGGAACAAAAACTGCGCAAACAAGATGATGAACAACATGAAGAACGTAAAATACGCCTTGTAAAATGCAATGCGCTCAGGCTAGCTCGAACCGCATATGGGTCCAGCAGCTACAGTAACCCGTTCAATCGCCCGCCTTGTGCGGGTTTTTTTGCGCCTGCCAACCGCTAGGTTAGCCTAAGGCTAAAATAATTCTTGCCCTTACGTTAGCCTTAGGCTAAAGTGCTCTCATCAACCCTGATGGAGAGCACATGCGCACCTTCCACGTCACCGTCCGCACCGGCGGGCGCCCTACCGAGTACATCGACGATCAGTCGCAGTCCGCTGCTGAAGCCTGGGACCGCGCAGCTGCGCGCGTCGGCGACCAGCCTTGCGGCATCACCGTGATCGCAGGGAGCCGCTGATGGACGGCCAGATCCGTCTCCGCCAGCCGCAGGACATGCGCGCCCTTCCCCCGCGGCCAGCGCGCACTACGTTATCCCTGCCGAAGCGCCCGATGAACTTCGTATTCGCATCTGGCGCCGTCGATGCCATTCCCGATCACGGTAACCGCCGCTTTACCGTGGTCAGCACCGAAGCGACCACAGCCAACTCGCTGCGCAAGGCAATCCTCGACTGCGCCCTCCAGGCGTCCCGCGCCGAGCCGCACGACTCCGACCGCCGCCTGCACAGCTTCATCGCAAAGCTGTCCGGAACGATGGAAGGCCTGGGCGAGCGCGAGCTGGATACGGTGCTGTGGAACCTGATGGCTACCACCCAGACCCCATCCGCACCAGTTGCCGCTCCGTCCTTATCAGATGTCCAGCTGGGCATGACCTGGTGGAACGGACTCACCGAAGAACGCCGCAGCTACTGGCTGTCAAAGGCTGTGTCCGCAGTGCCCTACGCCGCCTGGCTTGCGTTCCGGCGCGCTGAAGATGACTTGGCCGTGGACGGCTGACATGGGTTTCCTTCCTCTCTACCGCTACTACCGCTTCATCGGCATGCCGCGCCTGGAAGCGCTGGCCTTGGCCTACCGCAACTGGATGCGCTGACATGCACCGCATCTCGCCAGATCGCGCCGCGCTGGAGATAGCGCACACCAGGTTGCGCAGCAGCTGGCCGCTGGACGAGATGCTCAAGAACCCCAGCCTCAAGATCATCCTCGAGGTGGTCGCCCGCCGGCACATGCAGCGCCGAGCGAGCGTCGACGTGAAGAAGCTGCAAGCCAACGACCAAGACTAATAGGAATAGGAATGGACAATCAGCACAAGAAAATCAAGGGCTATCGCGACCTCTCCCAGGCCGAGATCGACTTGATGAACGAGATCAAAGCCAAGGGTGAAGAGCTGCGCGCCCTGGTGAAGAAGATCGAATCGACCATCGGCCCGGCGCCGGCCGTTGAGGACGGCATCGCGCACGAAGCTGACAGCCCGCACTACTGGCTCCGTTACGCCGAGGGCAGCTTCCGCACCGGCGTGATGTTCGCAGTCCGCGCTGTCGCCCAACCAGCCTCGTACTAAGCGAGGACGCAATGGCTAAGAAAGCATTCGCAGTCTTCCTGCAGGAGCTGTGCGACGGCCGCACCCACGCGGAGCTCAGCGACCAGATGGCCCTCCTCCTCGAGAAGGTAAAGGAAACCGGCAAGGGCGGCGAGCTGACCTTGAAGCTGAAGGTGAAGCCAGCCGGCCGCGGCGCCGACGTCGACAAGATCGTCATCGGCGAAAGCGTCACCCTCAAGCTGCCGAACCCCGAACGCGGCGAGGACTTCTTCTGGCTTACCGAAGACCACGACCTGTCCCGCAACCATCCACGCCAGGGCAACCTGGAACTGCGTGACGCCACCCCATCCCAACCCATCACCCTGAAGGAAGCAGCTAAGTGAACGACCACAATAACGGCCTGGCCAAGGCCATCGAAGAGATCGGCGCCATGGCACTGGCGGCCGCAGCAGTCCAAGAACTCGAAGGTACCTATCACCTGGTCGTGCCCCAGGACCACAAGCACATTGACCTGACGGCTGCCATCGAAAAGGCCGGCGACGCGCCCCGCCGCAAGACCGGTACCGTGCACCTGAGCGAGATCGGCAGCTTCAACGTGTTCGTCGCCGACCAGGGCAAGTCCGACCACGTCTACATCTATGCGGACCCGGATGCGCGCACCCTGACTGCCGTGCTGAACGACCACGTGCATGCTGACGAAGAAGCCGGTTGGCGCGATCACCGCGCCATCTTCAAGGCTGAGCTGAGCCGCGAGTTCGACACCTGGATGGGCAACAACAAGCAGCCGATGGAGCAGGAAGCATTTGCCATCTTCCTCGAAGACAACATCGCCGACGTGGTCGAGCCATCCGGCGAAACCCTGCTCCAAGTCGCGCTGACGCTGCAGGCCAAGACCGAAGTCAACTTCAGCAGCCAACGTCGCCTGGATAACGGACAGGTCCAGCTCGCCTACAGCGAGACCATCGACGCGCGCGCAGCCGCCGGCACGGTCGAGATTCCGCGCGAGTTCGCCATCGGCGCCCGCCTCTTCAAGAACGGCGAAGGCTACAAGGTGCGTGCGCGCCTGAAGTACCGCCTGGGCGGCGGTAAGGTCAAGTTCTGGTACGAGCTCGACCGCCCCGAGACCGTCATCGAAGACGCCTTCCAGGCCTACATCAACTCGGCCCGCGAGAACGGCTTCACCGTCCTCCTCGGCAAACCATAAAAGAAAGATCCTGCCATGCACAAACGAGCATTCCAACAGGGCGCGCGCATCCCCATGACGACCGAGACCTACCAGCGTTTGGCGCTCCAGCTGCGCATGGCAGGCGAAGCGCTGATCACCTACCCGACGCCCGACACGTACAACCAGCTGTCGAAACTCTTCGCGACCCTGGGCCGCGCCGGCCTGGCTGGCGACCAGCTCGACCTGGGCAACGATGCGCTGTCCGACATCTGTGACCGCTTCGAGGAAGAAGGCCGCATCCGCATCACCGACGTCGAGGCCGAGCACATCCGCACCGCGATCGCCAACATGGACCGGCGCCTGCCAGCCGTGGCCGTGAATCACCTGCGCCAGGCCCAGTGCGAAGTCGAAGTCTACTGCGCCAGTGTCGGCGCCTGAAAGGACCACCGTGAGCACCACTACCCTCACCGCTTCCTACCTGCACAGCCTGCGCGACCTGATCGC